TTTTTTTTTGTATATTATTTTTACTATACAATTTATTAATGTTGAATATAGACGCGTATAGTCGACGGCCTAGAGACTATATTCACACTAACTAGGAGGAATAAAATGGCAGGAACACACTTTAGAAATCCAGTAATGTTTGCTGGATTAGCTGAAAACACTAAATGGTTTAAGGATTTACCAGTAGACAATAATCCTAACTTTACATGTTATAAAGATGATTTTATTTATAACACGTTGCCTGGATCACAATGGTCAACATCTATTGCAGATGGTGGAGCTTCAGCAGGAATATCTAATGAGGTAAACGGAGCAGTAACTTTAACGTCTGCTAACACAACAGACAATAATGGTTTAGCTCTTGTTAAAACTCAAAATACTTTCCAAGCTGTAGCTGAAACTAGAGACAGCACCGGAGCGATTACTAACCCAGGTACAGTTATTTGGTATGAAGCAAGAATTAAAAATAATGATGCTAATGCCACTGATTATGGAACTGGATTAGTTGAAACTTTTACTGGAACTTCTGGATGGAGATCTGCAAACAGAATCTCTATTGAGTCTAACAATGGTGAACAGTTTTACAGATTTGTAACTAAAAATGGTTCTGGAACAAATCAAGTTCAATACACTGCATACACTATCACAGACGATGCGTATGACACTGTAGGATTTAGATGTGACAGAGCAGGTAAAGTTGAGTTTTTTGTAAACAGAGTTTTAGCAGCTACTGTTACATCAAACATTAACACTGATGACATGCAAATGTTTGCAGCTTCTGTATCAGCATCTGCATCAGGACAAAGAGTAACTTCATTAGATTACATCACTTGTACAGCTAACAGAAATGCGGCTGAACTTATTGGTAATATCTAATAAATAATTATTGAGGGCCTTCGGGCCCTCATCAATTTTAACGGAGAAGAATATGATTACAAACGGCAATAGTGGAGACATATTTAATGCAAATGTAACCACAGAAAATAAAATTGTAAAATCAGGAAGAACAAGAGCTATGGGTGTTATTCTTAACACAACTGCTTCTTCAGGAGATTTTCATTTAAAAGATGGAGGAGCTTCTGGCACAGTAAAATTTAAATATAAAACTAGTGGAGTTACATCTGGCGGAAGCCCTATTGTAATAAATTTCCCTGGTCCTATTTTATTTGAAACAGATTTATGTGTAGCTTTTACAACTGAACATGTAACAGTTTGTTCTGTGTTTTATAACTAGGAGTTTAAATGGCCAACACTACTTCTGGCACTACGACGTTTGACAAAACGTTTTCGATTGATGAGATAATTGAAGAGTCTTATAACAGACTTGGTCAATTTGACATGAGCGGTTATAATTTAAAAACCGCTAGACGTTCTTTAAATATTTTATTTCAAGAATGGGGAAATAGAGGTCTTCATTTTTGGGAGGTGGCTAAAACTAATATAACTCTAGTTGATGGTCAAAACGAATATAGAATTTTTAGATCCACAGCAGACGGTAATTCAAATGGGGTCACCACTACTTTAAGCGCAGCAATATCTTCCACTAGTGCCACTACAGGAATTACGATAGCTTCTAAAACTAACATGCCAGATGTAGGAACGATTAACGTAGGATCTGAAAATATTTCTTATACTGGATTTAGTGATTTAGAATTAACTGGAGTAACACGTGGAGTTAATGGAACAACTGCAGCCACTCACTCAAATGGAGCTGCTGTTACTAATTTTGTAAATCAAGCTACAGAAATTTTAGAAATGTCTTATAGAAATTCTTCTAATGTTGATTCTCCTTTAGAAAAAATTAATAGATCTCAATTTCAAGCTTTATCTAATAAGTCTTCTACAGGTCAACCATCTCAATATTTTGTGCAAAGATTTATAGATCATATTTTAATTACTTTATATTTAACTCCAGGTTCTACAGAAAATGGAAATGTTATAAATTTCTATTATGAAAAAAGAATTCAAGATGCAGGAGCTTATACTAATGCAACTGATGTGCCATATAGATTTGTACCTTGCATGATAGCCGGATTAACATATTATCTTTCTATGAAATATGCACAACCAAGAATTCAAGAAATGAAATTAATTTATGAGGATGAGTTAGCACGAGCTTTAGAAGAAGACGGTTCTTCAGCTAGTGTATACATTGCTCCTCGAACTTATTATCCGAGTATATAATTATGGGAAACACAGCAAAAGGAAAACACGCTTTATTTATTTCAGATAGATCCGGTCTGGCTTTTCCATATCGTGAAATGGTTAAAGAATGGAATGGTGCAAGAGTTCATACTTCAGAGTATGAACCTAAACAACCACAATTAGAACCCACACCTTATTCAGCAGATCCCCAAGGATTACAACATCCAAGACCACAACAATTTAATTTATTAACTGGAGGAGGCGGAGGAATTACTGCCGATTTAACTTTGCCTGGAGATTTTGCATTTCAAACTGTTACTGACGGAAGCATGGTTCCAGCAAATCCAAATACAGTTAGCAATGCCAGACAAGCGTTAATGCAAATAGGGAGTGTAACAATTAACATATCATGACATACGATGAACTAGTAACAAAAATTAGAGATTATTGTGAAGTAAATTCAAATGTATTTACGTCAACTATTATAAATGGATTTATAGAGGACGCAGAATTTAGAATATTAAGAGATGTGGATTCTGATAATAACAGAAGATACGTTACTGCGAATTTAATAGCAGGTCAAAGATTTATAGACACTCCTCAGAATTTGTTGGTAATTAGATCTGCTCAAATTGTAGACTCTGAATTAGCTACTGGAGACACTAATCAAAACAGAGACTTTTTACAATATAGAGACGTTAATTTTATGTCGGAATTTAATCCCAACGCCGCTCAAGGAGTGCCTAAATATTACAGCAACTGGGATGAAGACACAGTGGTTGTAGCTCCAACTCCAGACCAGACTTACACTATACAATTAAATTATATCTTGAAACCCGCAGGGTTATCGAGTACAAATACTACTACATACCTAAGTCTAGAATTTCCCAATGGCTTATTGTATGCCTGCCTCGTAGAGGCCTATGGTTTCTTAAAGGGACCCATTGACATGTATCAGTTATATGATAAAAAATATGTTGAGGCCGTTAAAGGCTTCTCCATAGAACAAATGGGAAGACGAAGACGGGATGAATACCAATCAGGTGTTCCTCGAATAGGAAAACAATAAGGAGAAAACATGGCTATAACACAAGCAATTTGTAATTCGTTCAAGAAACAACTGTTGGAAGGCGACGCTAACTTTTCAAATTCAAGTGGCGACAAATTTAAAATAGCTCTTTATACTTCTTCAGCGACTCTAAACTCAGCAACTACTTCCTTTACTACTACGAACCAAGTAGCAAACACTGGACAATATACTTCTGGTGGGGGACTTTTAGTTAACCAAGCTGTTTCTTTAACAGCGGGTGTAGCAAGAGTGGACTTTGCAGACAGATCATTTACTGGAGTCACTTTAACTGCAAGAGGAGCATTAATTTATAACACATCATCAACATCCACAAATGCTGGCGTATGTGTTTTAGATTTTGGAGCAGATAAAACAGCTACATCAGGAACATTTACAATTCAGTTTCCAGCGCAAACATCAACTGCAGCGATTCTAAGGATCTCTGGTTAATTGTAGGAGGTAGACTCCTATGAGTGGATCAGGAACTTGGGGTATTGGCTCTTGGGGTCAAAACCAATGGAATGACACAGCTAACCCGTCTTTTACAGTTACGGGTATCGCTCTCAGTGCAACTTTAGGAGACGAAACAACTGCTGGTGAAATTAACACTGGTTGGGGTAGAGCCAACTGGGGTGATTTTGCTTGGGGCATTTCAGGAAATTTAATAGCCTCTGGTCAAGCTCTTACTTCAAATTTAGGAAGCTCCACAGTTTCCGCAGGATCAAACGCTACGCCTTCAACCAATGATGGCCAAACCGGAACTTTATCTTTAAACGCACCTACAATACGTATTGCAGTTGAACCTCCTATCACAGGTTTTGCTTTAACGAGTAATTTAGGAACTGCAGATGCTGGTCCTGACGCAATGGCGACAGGCATAGGAGCCACTATGGCTCTTGGTACAATAGACGCTTTCAACAGCACGGGTTGGGGTAGACTTCAATGGAACGTAAATGACTGGGGCGATGCGGGTAGCTCTGTTATAGCATCCACGACCGGTATCGCTATGACTTCAGCTTTAGCAAGCACTACTGCTGTCGGAGATGCTATTGTTGTTGCTAATACTTTAAACGTAGCTCAAGCTACATTAGGAATAGTCGATCCTGCGCCAGACACAATGATTACTGGCAATTTCATGGTAGGTTCTTTAGGAACTTTAGGAATGCAAGGGGACGTTATTGTTAGCCCTACAGGAATTGCATTAACAGCAGCTCAAGGAACTGCAGTTGCAGACTTAAATCAAGAGGTTGCGGTAACTGGAATTTCGATGAATAACCAATTAGCTAGTGTAACAGTGGCTATTCACATAGACGTAATCCCTACTGGATTTGGGTTGACGGCAAACTTAAATAGTGCTAATGCTTTAATCTGGAACGAAGTTGATACAGGTTCAGCGCCTATAACACCTCCAGGATGGCAAGAGGTGGCTGCATAATGAGTTTGACACAAACTCTTTATTTTTATAAAATAAACGATATAAGGAATTTAATATGGCGAATTCAACATCAGCAAATTTAAAACTTACAGTTCAAGCGACCGGTGAAAACTCGGGAACTTGGGGACAAATTACAAACACAAATTTATTAATTTTAGAACAAGCGATTGGTGGTTTTACAACTTTTAACGTCACTAACGCTAATAGAGCTCTAACATTTACCAATGGTGCTTTATCAAATGGTAAAAATGATGTTATTAAATTAACAGGAACATTAGCAGGAAACTTAAACGTTACTATTCCAGATTCAATTGAAAAAACTTATCAAGTTCAAGATGCTTGTGATCACGCAGGAAACACTTTAACTTTTAAAACATCTTCAGGCACAGGCGTAGCTTTATGTGAAGGAAATAATTACACATTATATTCTGATGGAACTAATGTTGTAAAACTTCATGAGCAAAGAAATTGGAGAGTTGTTTCTGCAGCTGAAACAGTTCAAGCTGGTGCTCAGCTTTTAGTAAATACAAATGGTGGAGGAGTAACAATCACACTACCTGCATCACCTTCTACAGGGGATGAAGTTTCATTTGTCGATCAAGGTTATGATTTCGATTCTAACGCATTAACGGTTGGAAGAAATGGTTCTAACATTGCTAATGCAGCAGCCGACCTTACGGTTAACACACAAGGTGCTGGTTTTTGTTTAGTTTTCTCAGGAGACGCGACTACAGGTTGGACATATAAGGAGAAATAATAGATGGCTACTTACGAAGCTACAAAATACGACTTCGATGGAGCGGCTATTACCGGTATCCAAGGTCTATCTACTGGCACAATTATCCCATGGTCTACTGGAACTGCGCCTAGTGGTTACTTACCATGTGATGGGGCAGCCGTATCTAGATCGACATATTCTGCGTTATTTGCAGTCATAGGAACTACTTATGGAGTGGGAGATGGATCTTCAACTTTTAACGTACCAGATAGTCAAGATAAAAATATAAAATCTGTAAGTAATAATGAAAACGTGGGGACAACAGGAGGAGCTAACACCGCTACTGCCAATTCAGGAAATTTAGCTAATCACACTCTTAACACTGCAGAATTAGGAAGCCACAATCATACCAAGAGTGGTATAGGAGATAATGCAGACTACAACTTAAGTGTAAGTAATGGTAACAGATCGACTAGACAAGGACCAAATCTAAACTCCACGAATACTGGAGGTGGGGGAGCTCACTCACATACTTTAAACGCAGGAGATGCGGTAAGCACTTTACAACCTTATATAGCACTTAACTATATAATTAAAACATAGGATAAAAAATGGCAACATATGAAGCAACAAGATATGATTACAGTGGCGCTAACATCAGCGGATTAGTGGGAGTAGACACTGGTAGCATTATACCATGGCCAACAGCTAGTGCGCCAACAGGATATTTAAATTGTGATGGAGCAGCTGTATCAAGAAGCACTTACTCAGCTTTATTTGCAGTCATAGGAACCACGTATGGAGTTGGGGACGGTTCTTCGACTTTTAATGTGCCTAGTCTGACTGATAAAATTGTGGTAGGAAAATCAAACTCTAAAGCTTTAGCAAGCACAGGCGGGGCTAACACTGCTAACATCACTAGCGTAAATGCAGGAAATACAACCATTGATACAAACACCATGGCTAGTCACGCTCACGGAACAGACAGCGGAAGTAACAGAAACACAGGGTCAAGCGGAAGCCAATGCCCTACTACATCCCAAGACAGTGCTAATAATGCAGGAGGCGGTAGTGCACATAATCATGCAGCGAGTTCTGCAAGTGTCTCTTTACTTCAACCAACAATTGATATAAATTACGTAATTAAAACTTAGGAGAAAAAATGAAGGTATCAGTCATAGTAGCAGATAAAACAGTAGTTGTAGATGGGGCAGGTTACACTAACATGACCAGTCAATCTTGTTGGAATGGAGTACCTGCTAACGTTCATGCTTATCAGTATGATAGTGAAAAACCAGAAATGAGCGAGATAGAATACACTGATGGAACTCCTCACTCACCTTGTTCTCTTGATGATGTTCAAATATTTATAAATGCTCACTCAGCAGAAAAACAACTTATTGCTGACAATGAGGCTGCTATGTTTAATACTTGGGAAAGAGTAAGAGCTGATAGAGATCAGCTTTTAAGAGATAGTGACTACACACAAGTAGAAGACTCTCCATTAACAGATGAAAAAAAATCAGAATATTTAACTTACAGAATTAATTTAAGAAATTTACCTGCAGATTACTCTGCCGAGCAACCTAAAAACATTACCATGTATGAAGGAGATGTAATTTTAGAGGCAGCTGATGGGAGTAAATCAGTAATTATTCCTAGACCTGCTTAACATAAGGAAGACAAATGGCAACATACGAAGCAACAAAATACGCATTTGACGGGGCCAATCTTACAGGAATTGTTCTTGTAGATACTGGAACCATCATACCTTGGCCTACGAATAGTGTGCCGACAGGATATTTAGATTGCGATGGAGCAGCTGTTTCAAGATCAACTTACTCTGCACTTTTTGCTGTAATTGGAACTACTTATGGAACAGGAGACGGGTCTTCAACTTTTAACGTGCCTAACATTAAAGATAGAGTTCCGCAATGTAAAACAGGAAATCTTGGAACGACTGCCGGAGCTAATTCTCAAACGTGTTCTGTGACCATGGATAATACAGCTTTATCACTATCAACCATACCAAGCCACAATCACAGTGGTGGACCAAAAAGAGGAAGTGATGGTATTGGTTTTGGAAATAATAGTAATAGTATGAGATATCAAGGAAACTATTCTTGGCAAAACCAAGGTAGTGGATCTGGACATAATCATTCAGCTAGTCCAGGAACAATTGATCCTAAACAACCTTTTGTAGCAACTTTTTTTATAATTAAAACTTAATATGACTAAATACGTAATTTGTGCACAAGATATGATGGTGATGATCAATGACAGGCATAAACGATTTCCTGATTATACTCCAGCACCAAGCAAAGATATAAATTATTTTAGATTCGATACTGAAACTAACTCAGGACAAATAGAATATTTAGATATGGGAACTCAACATGAACCCATTACTTCTATTCCTGCGGAATTCCAAGCTATAATAGATCATGCAGAGGCAGACCATGCAGAAGAAGAAAGACTTAATGCTTTGCCATACTATGAAAAGGAAGGTTATGATAACTGGGATAGAGTTAGACGAGAAAGAAATTCTTTTCTTTATTATTTAGATCAATATATTATTCCAAAAGACTATCCTTATAATGCTGGTGAAAAAGAAAATTTAATATCTTTTAGAAAAAAACTAAGAGACATTCCTACAGATCACGCAAGCTCTGAACCGAAAAACATTAGATTTACACCTGAACTTAATATTGAGATCGATGGGGTAACAACTGAGCTTCACGAACGTTGGAAAGAAAACGCGTAATTATTCTAAAACAATATTAGCACTTAAACGAATCCAAGGGCAGCCTTTTACAGGAGGATCACCAGTATGAAATTCGTTTGAAGCAAAGTAAACAACATTACCAGGTTTAAATTTATATTCATTACCATCTACCCAAAAAGAACCTAACCAAGAGTCTTGCCAGACAGGTGTTAAAAAAACTAATAAACTATGCACGGGTCTTTCGCCATCATTGTCTGTGTGGAGTTTTGTAATTGAATCACTAAATGTAGCGTTTATAAAAACTCTAGCAATTTTATAATTCATTCCAACTTTTTCTTTATCTGCTGTTTGTTTAATTCTAAAAACCAAACCTTGAAAATAATCAAACCATTTCATACCTGGTTCTATATGCAAGTTTCCGATGGTAGGAAATATTCTATCTATGCCTGGAGCAGGTCTTGCATGAGCGTTAAGAGTCCAACCATGTGTGGCTAACAATTCAGTGTACAACCAATAGAGCTCTTTAGGGCAAATTATGTTTTCAAATAAACGTGGTTTCATTTAAAATTTTATCCTTTCACTTAATTTTTTATAAAAATTACTAAAATTCATACCTTTGTTTGAAGCATGTTGTTTATGTATTTTGTTAAGTTTTTTATTATTATAAGAAATATTTAATTTAAAATCTGTTCTTTTAAAAGGTATTGCTAAAATGATTGGATCACCTCTTTTAAACACATACTCTTCTCCAGGTTTAATATTATTCCAATTAACTATAAACGGAAAATTTACTTCATGCCAATTGTCTGTATCAACAATTGCCTCAAAAGCATAATAAGAATTTGAAACATCGTTTATGCACGGATTTAAAAATAGTGTAGAGTAACCTGGTGGTGTCCGTATTAACCAAGGATTATTATATTTATTTGCATGATTAGATTTCCATTTATCTATTAAAGGAACTGAATGTACTTGTGGCCGTCCATGTTCATTTATTAAATCTAGTCCAGCGTAGTTAGGAGGATAGTCATATATAAAACTATCAAAACCATTTGGCCCCGTCATTTGTTTTATTGAAATATCAACAGAGTTTAAAATATAATATCCATGTCTGTATATTTCTAATACGGGAGGACATTTTTTTATAGTGGGATTATTAATTAGACCTCGATTGTAAGTTTCCATTTTTTTATACCATTCTGGAATTCGTTTCATAGCTGATACTGGAGGCAGCCAAAAATCTTTTGTAGTGTTTTCAATTTTATATTTATCCATCAAAGAAAACTCAATCTTTTTTGAAGACGGATTCTTTAACAAATTTTTTAAAGTTTGTAAAAACAAGGTCACCTTTTCTCCTTTCAAATTCTGCTTTTTTTCTATTCTTTATTTTAAACTTAAACGATTTATTTGTACAGGGCGTTACTAAAAATAAAGGGTCGTTTTGTTTAATAATTATATGGTCTTGATCTTTATACACATTCATGAAAAAATTTAATTCTTCATGGCCGCCTATTATTCCAGGAACTACTTGAAATCTAGGAAAATGCCATGATGGAGAGTGTATTACAACAGATTCTTTTTTACAATCTAAATACCATCCAAAAGTAAACTTTAAAGTAAAATCTAAATTAACACTACTCGGAACATATTGTGCGTGTTGAGCTATTGAATGTTGATGTACAAAATTATCTTCTATCTTTATCTACCACAATTTCAATATCACAAGGAGAAGATACTAACATGGATCTTTTATATAAATTCATAAAACCAGAACAAGTCTTGACAGTTCTGTGCGATTCTAAAAATTTACTGATACCCGGATCAAAATATTTTGTGGGTATGGTTTTATAATATGTAGGAAGATTTTTTGGAAAAATAGTAAAGTATTCATCCACAATACTTTTATCCCAATGCTCTGTATATATGGTAAAATTTTTTAAGAACATAAATCAAAATTATAAGCCACACTAATTCTTGGTCCATCGCTTTCTTGTCTTTCAACACAATGTCTAAGCCAAGACGGAAATATTATTAAAGTGCCTTGTGCAGGTTTAAATAAAACTTTATCCCATGTTATAGGATTAGTTTCATTGGATTGAGGTTTTTTAGCTACATCGTATATAGGAGATGCAAAAAATACTTTAGCATCTTTTTCTATGTTTGATTTTAAAAAGTAAATACAGGACAAATGGTGCATGGAATGCGAATGAAATTCTTGAAAGTCATATTTATAATATACGTTAAACCAACCACTGACAGCTTTTAATTTTGAGTATCCAATTAAATTGCCATGAGCGTTTACTATTTTTTCAACCCATTTATTTAAATCTTTAAATTTATCTTCCTTTAATATATCCAACATATCTAATGTATTAAAAGTAGAACTTGATATCCAACCAGTAGCAATATCTTTTTTTCTTTTTTTGGATGTATCTACACAATAGTCAGCTACCTCTTTACACAGATCTTCATTCTTTTCATATTTATCCGTGGTTATCATCACTGGAAAAAATGGTTGAGTTAGCATAAAACCTATTGTATTCTGCCTTTCTTTATATTCATAACTAAGGTATATCATACTTATGGCACTTAAAAAAGTAAATTTTGCAGCCGGATTTAACAAACAAGGCGTACCTTCTGCTCTACCTGGAAAATGGGTAGATGGAGATTTTGTGCGTTTTAGATATACGGCACCTGAAAAAATAGGAGGTTGGTCTCAGCTTACAGCATCTTCTTTAACACTACCTGGAGCAGCTAGAGCTCAAGTAGCTTTTACTAGTTTAAAAGGTGAAAAGTATGCAGCTATTGGAACTTCTCAAGGTTTGTTTTTATATTACGGAAATGATTTTTATGACATTAGTCCTTTAGATACAGCGATTACTGGAGGAACATTAACAACCACTAATGGATCTAACGTGGTTACCATTAACAAAGGATCACACAATTTACAAGTAGGACGGTACGTAACTTTATCCGCCGTGACTGTTACAGGAGCATCTGATTTTACAGCAGCAGAATTACAACAAGCTTATGAAATATTAACCGTACCTGATGTAGATAAATTTACAGTACAGGCTTCTAGAAATGAAGGAGGCTCTGGTATGACTGCAGCAGGAGCTGTAACAGTTAATCCTTATGTCGAGGTTGGGCCTACTATTCAAACTGTAGGTTATGGATGGGGTACATCCACGTGGAGCACATCCACATGGGGAACTGAAAGAGCCACCAGCGCAGTTACTCTTGATCCAGGAAATTGGAGTCTTGATAATTTTGGTGAAGTGTTAGTAGCCACAATATTTAATGGAGAAACTTTTACTTGGAATGCAGGAGCTACAAACGCTAGAACTATTAGAGCTTCCAAAACAACATCAAACTTTCAAACCACTAATAATCCTACAGCCAGTAGATTTACTTTAGTATCTGATCGAGATAGACATTTATTTCATTTTGGAACTGAAACAACCATTGGAGATACGACCACTCAAGATCCAATGTTTGTAAGATTTTCTAATCAAGAAGATTTAAATACGTATGCACCTACAGCCACCAATACTGCGGGTACATTTAGATTAGATACAGGAAATAAAATAACTTCGGTTCTTCAAGGTAAAGATTATGTATTTGTGTTAACCGACCAAGCTGCATATGTTATTCAGTTTGTCGGACCTCCTTTTACATTTTCGGTTAGGCAGGTAGGTACAAATTGTGGATGCATTGGACAACATGCTGCCTCCTATGTGAA